CCTGACGCAGCAAGCGGTCGTTCAGCGCGCATATGCACAGTACCAAGACCTAATTCAGCACGAAATGACCGCTTCGTTTTCCATTCCTGGAACGAGTGCCTTGGATGTTCCTGGGACCATCAATCTTAGCGGAACAGGGACTAAGTGGGATCAGCCCTATTACCCCGACTCCATCAAACGCAAGCTCAGTTTCGCCAGCGGCTACACGATGGAAGTAAGCGCGAAAAACCATAGCCCTGATTCGGAGGAAACAACGGCATGAGCCGCGCTATCGATCAGCTAACGAACAACATGCGGCAACAAGCGGAATTGTCCGCTCGCTCAGTCGCCAAGCCACGAACCGGAATCATTACCTCATACGACCCAACGAAACACGCCGTCAAGGTCACGCTTCAGCCTGAAGGCGAGGAAGTAGCAGGCTGGGTTCCGCTGGGTGCTGTAGGGGTCGGCAATGGCTTTGGCGTGCTATCCGCGCCGAACCTTGGCGATATGGTTCAAGTGACGTTCAGCGAGGGCGACATTAAAGCCCCGCGCATCACGGGTCGATTCTTCTCTAACGTCAACATGCCCCCGGCTGTTCCCGCTGGCGAAACTTGGATCGTTCACGCGTCAGGATCGATTCTGAAGTTCCACAACGATGGAACGGTCGAATTGACGGCGGCTTCTACGATCACCTACAACGCGACTCAGCACCATTTCATCGGCCCCGTCCAACTCGATAGCACGCTCAACGTGAATCAGAAAATATCTGGCGAAGGCGGAATGACGATTAGCGGAGACAACGGGACCGGGAACGCATCCTCAGTAACAGGCAATACGAACTTTCTTGGTCAAGTGTCCGCTAACGGGCATCGAATCGATGATTCACATAAGCACGTTAATTCTGGCGGCTCCGGCCTTGGTGGTGTTCCTCAATGACCGATCTTTATCACTTTTGGGGGAATGACCTAACCGCCTCACCCTCTGGCGATCTGGCGACGGCTGACGACAGCGAAACAACGCTGCAGCAGATATTGCGCGCGTTGATGACAAACCCGGCTCTGAACGATTCGGCCGGGAATCCTATCGCGTCGGCCGACTATTCTGACCATCCGACATTTGGCGCTGGCTTGCCGCGCCGGATCGGTTCAAACCTGAATGTCGGCGTCATTCGCGGCCTTGTCCGCTCCGTGGTTCTTTCGTTCCCGGCTGTGTCTCGCTCACCGGCTCCCGTCATCGACGTATCACCGTTCAACGATGGCGCGACTATCAACATTCAGTATGTCAATCTCGTAACGGGAGTGACTGACACACTATCATTTGACATCAACCAATGAGCGTAAATAGCCAGTCATTCACACAGATTCTAACCAGCTTCGCAACGGTCGTTCAAGGTCAGGCATCCTCCCTCGTAAACTTCGTCACCGGCTCAATTATGCGAGCCGTTGGCGAGGGCGTTGCATGGATTTCGATGTGGCTTCAATCGCTGATCTTGAACGCAATCGCACTTACCCGTGCGGTAACGTCTAGCGGCGCTGATCTGGATTCGTGGTTAGCTCAGTTCGGGTTTTATCGGCTTGCCCCGACCGCTGCAAGCGGCCAAGTAACGCTGTCTCGATTCACGTACACGCAGCAAGCGATTGTCCCTGTTGGCTCCATTGTGCAGACTGGCGACGGGACGCAGCAGTACCAAGTAATAGCGGACACGACCAACCCGGCATACAGCGTCACGTTGGGCGGCTTCGTCATCGCGGCCGGTACGCAGACAGTCACGCTAACCGTAGTAAGCATCACGCCTGGCTCGAACTCGCTTAGCCTGCCCGACGCATCCGGCAATGTGTCGGCTGGCGTAATCAATGCTCTCTACCAGTCGATTCCATTTGTCGATACGGTGAGTAATGCCATTGCGTTTTCGAACGGCGTCAACGCTGAATCTGATGTATCGGCGCGGATTCGATTCGTCGGCTATCTGGCGACACTTGCCAAGGCAACGCGGGCCGCTGTACTCGCCGCTGTCGCTGCGCTCGGATCAAACTTTGTATGCACGATTGCAGAGAACATCACGTATGGCGGCGTTACGCAAATGGGGTATTTCTATGTCGTCGTAGATGACGGCACGGGAGCGCCATCGAGCGGCACTCTATCGACGGTCTATAACGCAATCGATGCAGTGCGGCCCTTCACGTCAACGTTCGGCGTGTTCGCGCCAGTGGTTCAAAACGCTGTCGTATCGCTCTCGATCACAACCACATCGACGGGCGCGGGTCACGCAGCAACCGCCGCAGTGGTTCAACTCGCGTTGCTGTCCTACATCAACACTATGAAGCTCGGGCAGACCCTTTCGTATTTCCGAATCGGTCAAATTGCGTTCGACGCGTCAACCGATGTTGTGGACGTGCTTGCTGTCCTGCTGAATGGTGGCACTGCTGATTTCACGGCAACTCCGCAGCAGGTTATCAAGTCAACCAGCGTATCGGTGATCTGATGGCTACAGGCGACCAAGCAGATATTTTCGCGCGGCTCAGTGAGCGCACTCCAAAGGGCTGGTTCGGTAGCGTGCATCCGATTGTTGATGCTCTGCTGCAAGGCGTAGCGGCTATCTTCGCTGGCGTGTATTCATGCTACGCGTACATGGTTCTTCAAACGCGTCTTCAGACATCGACCGATGGATGGCTCGACCTTTCGGCGGCCGATTATTTCGGGCCTACTGGCCTGCTACGCATTCCGAACGAGCAAGACCCGACCTATCGGAATCGAATCAAGGTCAACATCATTCGCGAGCGAGGAACGCGAAACGCAGTCATCAAGGTTTTAACCGATCTAACCGGGCGAGCGCCAACCATCATTGAGCCATTGCGCCCCGCTGACACTGGCGCTTATGGCATTGCATGCGGCTATGGCGTGGCTGGCGCGTATGGATCAATGCTGATGGCATACCAAGCGTTTGTAACCGCCTACCGGCCTGCCGGAACCGGTATCCCGAACGTGGGCGGTTACAGCTCATCCGTTGCCGGTTACTCGCAGGCATCACAAGCCGAATACGCGAACATTGGATCGACGCTAAGCGGAGTCACCGACGCGGCTATCTATGCCGCTGTCGCATCTGTCATCCCCGCCGCAACTATCGTTTGGGTTCACATTTCGAACTAAGCGCCCCGCATTGAAGAAACCATAAGCCCGCACTCGCGGGCTTTTCCTATTTCAGGATCGAAAATACATGGATCGCCAGATTGTCTATGCGGGTGCTATTCCGCTTGAAACCGATATTCTCAACACCAACCGGAACACGCTCACCGCCATTGCGGAACTTTGCCAAGATATTTTCGGCACGAGCACGGTTTTCACCGGCCTCGGTTGCGTTCCCGCCATCCCCGCAGCGCTTACGGTAACGATCAATCCCGGCCGTGTTTATTCGCTTCAAAACCGCGATACGCTGGCCTATTCGTCGCTCGCTGCCGATACGGTAAATCAGATCGTCAAGCAAGGTATCATGTTGACGGCTCAATCGTTGGCGTGCGCTGCCCCGGCGACTGCTGGCTTTTCGGTGAACTACCTTATCTCGGCCTCGTTCGTTGAGCAAGACATCACGCCTGTTGTCTTGCCTTACTACAACGCGGCCAATCCGGCGCAAGCGTTCAGCGGCCCCGGCAATACAGGCACTTCGCAGAACACCACGCGGCAAGACACGGTGCAACTTACGTTGACCGCTGGCATTGCCGCTGCCACTGGATCGCAAACGACTCCGGCTACTCCGGTCGGCACTATCGCGCTTTGGGTGGTGACGGTCGCGAATGGTCAAACCACGATCACGTCATCGAGCATCGCGCAAGCCTCGGGCGCTCCGATCCTGACTAGCTCGCTGCTGCAAGCGATCCAGGCGGACACACTGACGTATGGCGTTGATGTCGGCACGGTGAACGTTGTACAGGCGACGTATCAGCTTCCGATTACCGCGCTCGTTGAGAACATGAACCTTTGGGTTCGGTTCAAGAACGCGAACACGGGGCCGATGACGTTCACCCCGGCCCCTGGCCTCATCGCTCCGCTGCCAGTAGTCGGCGGCAATCACTCTGCGTTGCAAGGTGGCGAGGCGGTCGCTAACGGTCGCGGCAATCTCGTATATCGAGCCGATATTACGTCATGGGTTCTTATGGAAAGCTCGGGCGGGGCGATGCAAGTCTCCCCCGCCACCGCTAGCCAGCATGCGGTTGAATTCGGGCAAGTCTCGGGCGTTGTTGGGCAGGCTCGCAACCTGTTTATGAGTATCCCCGCTGCAAGCACAACGGCAACGATTACGGCCGACGAAATTGTTGTTGAAACGGCTCTCGGCGGGTTGCGATATTGTCTGCCGGGTTTCAACAAGACCATCAACCTAGCGACGGTTGGCGCGGGCGGAATGGATACAGGGGCGGCACCTGTCAGCGGCTATGTTGCGTTGTATGTGATATATAACCCAACCACCCAAACTGCTGCGCTGTTGGCAACGAATGCCGCTACAGTTCAGCCAAACATCTATGCTGGCGCGAATATGCCTGTTGGGTATACGGCGTCAGCACTTGTCAGCGCATGGCTGACGAATGCATCAAAACAGTTTGTTATTGGAGCGCAGCGGGACCGTTTTTGTACCCCTGCCCAAGTCCAAGTTTTATCCACCGCGACAATTTTCACCAACGCAGGTTTGGCTTTGGCGATACCGCCAAATGCTGTAAGCATTGACGGAACTCTTGGCGTCAGTTGCACCGCAGCGTCAAATCTATTGCTAACCCTCGCTCCGACAGCAACAAACCTTTTCGGAGCAAAGCAGAACCAGGCATCGATTGGGGCAGGGACAACGATCATAAATAGCTTCTCAAACTTGGCTTTAGTAGCACCGCAAGCTACTTACGTGACGACAGCAAGCTCAGCCGTTACACCGGCTTTTTCTGTATACGTTGTAGGGTATTCAATATGACAACTATCGATGTTCAGTTCTCGGACGCGTCTCAGGCCGTTATCATTTC